TGCTAGTACACAACAAAGGTAATTACACACGTATTGCAAATGATATAAAGGTTATTCCGGGGACAAATACATTACCAGAAGCTGAATATTTGGCTTTTATTACGCATCCAATCATTAAAAGCTTGATTAAAAGCGGAGAAATTGTGGTGCCAGAAGGACAAAATACGGCTTCTCTCAGGGATTTAGACGCAGATGAAGCAATTAAACTTGTAAAAGATACGTTTTCTATCGAATTTTTAGAGAAATTTAAAGAGGATGAGAAACGTAAAACAGTTCTAGCAGCTATTGATGCTCAAATTACTGAAATTCAAGGGAATTAATATGAAAGTGAGGTATGGATCATGCCTGCTTTAACAACAATTGAACGTGTGCGCTTACTAGGAACCGAATTTGAGGCTATTTCTGATATGCGGTTGGAGTTATATATTGAGGATGCTTCATTGGAAGTGTCCTCTTTAGGCGTTCCAGAGGCACATCATGAGCGTCTTACACGTTATTTAGCTGCACATTTAGCTATTTTATCTGGGGAGCCAAAACAAGCTATTATTCGTGAAAAAGTAGATGTTATTGAGCGCCAATACAGTGATCCAAACAAAAATATTGGGCTATTGTCTTCTAAATACGGTCAAGAATACCAAAGAATTTTAGAAGATTTAGCTGAGCTAGAAAATAAGCCAAAAAAACACTTGAATTTGATGGTGATATAAATGGGAGTCCGTATTATTAGCCGGAATAACAATATTCCACGTGTGATTCAGTCATTGAAGGATTTGAAAAAGTATGATATCGAAGTAGGGATTTTCGGTAGTTCGGGCGCTGAATATGTCATGATCGCAGGAGTACAAGAATTTGGTATTACTATTCGTAAAGAAAGAGGTTCTATTGTAATTCCTGAACGTTCTTTTTTGAGGTCTACTTTCGATGATAAGAATAACGAATGGTTCAATTTTATTAGAAAACAAATGGAACATGTTATAAATGGTCGGATAAACGCTCAAATGTTATGTGAACGTCTTGGTGCCAAAATGGTAGGTGACATTCAGGAAAAACTAACGGATATAAACAGCCCACCAAATGCACCTGCTACAATTGCAAAAAAAGGGTCTAGTAACCCTTTGATTGATACAGGGGGGTTGCGTCAAAGGATCACATGCAAGGTGGTGAGACGTTAATGCCTGAAAAAATGCTGTTTGGTTCTGTCATCCAATCGCAAGGGGTGCCTTTTATTGCCCATATGCAAGGCAAAGGTGACTATGTTGACGGAGAATGGGTTACGGGGCAAGAAATACCTAAGGAAATGACAGGGATTATTTTGCCTCTCAGCAATGACGATTTAAAGTATGCGGAAAACGGCACATATACAGTGAAAGAAAAGAAACTACTAACCATAGATCAAATACCAGAAGGTACAAAGGTAGAGTACAATGGGCAAAAATACACTCTTCAAGCTTTTAAAGACTATTCTGTATATACTGACGTCAATATATATTTGCTGAGGTGGCGAGAAAAGTGAATTTAATTAAATTAATTCGCAAACAGCTCTTGGATGACACTGATTTAACGATTATAAGGGCAGATCAAACAGGTGATATACCAAAATTACCTTATGCCACTTATAAAGTAATAGGTGACCGCAAAGGTGTAGGGCAAGAAGATGTATCCCACGTTAATAAGCCTGATTCCTTATCAGAAACCAGAATACAAGAACGCAATGCAACTATTTCTTTTAACACTTATGGAACTTCGCATGATAACGCTTTTGAAGTGGCTACTCAACTTCGAAAGTGGTTTGAGTGGCGAGGTTCTTTATTTTTAGATGAGATTAATGTTGCAATAGTAAATCTAACTGATGTAACAAACCGTACTACCTTTTTGTTAGATTCCTATGATGAAAAGTGGGGATTTGATGTAATCATTCGTTATCTTGATATTGAAGAACACGATATAGATTACTTCGACAAAGTGGAAGTAGAAATGAAACTAGGAAGGTGATTAAATGCGCTATGTTGATGTGCAAATTTCAAGAGAGACAAAGCCGATTTCTGAAAAAGGTTTTGGATTACCTTTGTTATTAGCGACTAGTAAAGCTATAGATTACAAGGAATATACAGGGATAGAAAGTGTAGCAGAGGATTTTGAAGAAACAACAAATGAATATAAATTACTATCACGTATGTTTGGTCAAAATCCAAGGCCAACGGAAATTGCTGTTTTTGGTGTTGCTTATAATTCAGCAACTGCAGAGCCAACTGCCTTAATATCATCTCTAAACGAATTAATTAAAACACACAACGACTTCTATTATGTTGTAAGTCCAGAGCAAGGAGATGAGGAAATCACTGCCTTAGCTGAATGGACTAATACTAAAGATAAAATTTATGGTGCTACAACGTCAAATGTTGAGCTAGCTGAAAAGTTAAGAGGATTATATGATAATGCATTCCTTGTAGTTCATGATCAACCTAATACGTATGTAGCTGAAGGGCTTATTGGTGTTTGTGCACCAAAGAAAATTGGGGCATACACATGGACATTCAAAAATGTACAAGGTGTACCTGCTGTAAAGTATGATAATACAATGATTAATCGTATTCATGCTGCAAACGCTTCTACTTATATTAATGAAGCAGGGTTGTTATTGAACTCGAAAGGGGTAGCAACTAGTGGTGAGTTCATTGATGTTATTCAAGCAACGCATTATCTTAAAGCACGTATGGCTGAAAGCGTATTTAGATTGCTTGCATTGAGAGACAAAGTTCCAGGTACCGATACAGGTATTGGTTTAGCTGTTGCAGAGGTGGAAAGCGTACTTGCTTCGACAGTAGAAAATACAACAACAGGAGAAGGCATTATTGCCCGAGATGACGCAGGTAATCCAATGTATACAATAACTTTTCCTAGAAGGAAAGATATTCCAAAAAATACCCTAGCACAACGTATTTTGCCCGATATTCAATGGACTGCAACTATTGCAGGGGCATTCGAAAAAGTGCAAATTCGTGGCGTACTAACTGTTTAAGGAGGGGTTTAGATGGCAGAAACTTTTAATTTTAAAGACACTGTAGCGATTGTTGGTGGCATAATCCTTACTGGTTTTATGGATGGCACGCCAATCGAAGCTGAGAAGAATGAAGATACATTTAGTCAACATGTAGGTGCTGATGGATCTGTTACTTACAACGAATCAGCAGACGAAACAGGTACTTTTACATTTACATTAAAACAAGATTCCAGTGTTGTACCAATGTTAGATGCGTTGTTGAAATCGAAAGAATCATTTAACATTTCTCTCAATGATGCAAAACGTAAGAAACGTGTGAATGGTATGGATTGCCGTTTTGCAAAAAACCCAAACTTTTCTCGTGGAGCAGAAGTTGAAGGGGTCGAATACACAATTTTAGCAGCACAATATAAGGAGGATTAATTCAAATGGCATTTACACCAAAAACAAAAGAATTTACGTCAACAGCAGGTAATGATTACACATTCCAAAATGTACCTAATTCAAAGCAAGCTGAAATTATGGATGAGGGTACAGGATTACATGGGAAAGTTCTAAATTCAAGAATGATGCCCCTTATGTTAAAGCATGTGGTAGTTATTCCAAATGAATTAAACATGGATGATTTTGAAACATGGGAGGAGTTAGAGGAGGTCACTAACGCAGCCTTTAACTTTCTTCGAACAGGAAAGTAATAAAATAAAAAATCTTTCAGGGATGCAAAGCATCCCTTCTTTTTATGAAAAAGCAGCAGGCGAAAAATGGTGGAAGTACGTAATTGGATATCACTATAAAATTGATCCACATTCGGTGGAAGATTGGGATAACGATACTATTTTAGAAACACTCGCATCCTTAAAAATGCTAGGGGTGATCAAATGAGTAGCGCTATGCGTGACATGTTTGTAGGTATATATTTCCGCGATGAAGCAACAACCACCCTACAACACTTAAATCAGGTCATGGATAAAATTGAGGATGAAATAGTTAGTGTCGGCCAAGGATTAACACATACAGCACAAGGTTTTAACCATTTCGGTCAAACAGGCCTTACAGCTTCACAACACGTTGCAAACGGATTAAATACTGCTGAAACAGAGGCTGGAGAATTAAATCAAGAAGTACAACATGTTAGCAAAACATTAAATGGTTTTAAATCAATGATGCGTGGTCTTGTAGGGATTGTTGCAGGTGTTTTTGCTGTTAATAAGGTTAAAGAGTTTGGATTAAGTGCTATTGAAGCAGCAGCGGGTTTCCAAGCAATGGATGCGCAATTTGAGCAAGTTTTCTCGGATGCACAACAACATGCATCTGAGGGTCTGAATAAAATTGCAAAAGATACTGGGATGCTACCAGAAAGGCTTGAAGGTAGTTTCACTCAAATAGCAGCGTTTGCCAAAACAACTGGAGCGGATACTGCAGATGCGTTGTCTTTAACAGAGCGAGCGACTTTGGCTGCTGCCGATAGTGCTGCATTTTATGACCGATCTATTGAAGAAGTAATTGAAAATATGCAATCATTTTTAAAAGGGAACTTCGAAAATGATGCGGCATTAGGTATTTCAGCAACAGAAACTACACGTAATGCTAAAGCAAATGAACTGTATGGTAAATCATTCACTAAATTAAGCGAATCCCAAAAGCAACTAACTTTAATGGCCATGGTTGAGGATGGTAACAAATTGTCAGGGGCGATGGGACAAGCATCACGTGAAGCAGATGCTTATGAAAATCAATTAGGGAATTTAAAGCAATCTTGGACGAATTTAAAAGGGAAAATTGGTGGCCCACTCTTACAACCATTTGTTGATGGTATGGCTTCTACGTCACAGTGGATCGAAAACCTAGATACTGATAAGTTAGTCAGTAAAATAGATCGAGTAGTTTCTTTTGTGGGTACAGCTAAAGATACTTTCATGTCATTGGTTGATGGTTCAGGTAATGTATCTAATTTATGGCAAAACTTCGGTCTACCTAAAGAGACTAGTGATAATATCGCTTCATTTGCAGACACAATGAGTAGTACAGTGGCTGTGGGAATTGACGTTGCAAGTGTTGCCTTCGATGGTTTTAAAACTGGAGTTAGTTGGCTTATACAAAATAAAGAATTAGTAATAGCTGCCACAGCGGGTATTGCGGGTGGTTTTG